CCCCTGCTCTATCTGGACTAGAGCAAACAGATCCAACTACCTTTGGCTTTGGAAGCATGCATATGCTCTCTGCAATGAATACAAGCAGCGTTATGGTAAGACGCATTCAATGGAGGCTATGTTGTTCAGAGAACTGTATAGCCCTCCAAACAATATTGCAAAGGGCAAGCTGACGGTTTTTGTTCAGGCTATGCCAGACACATACAAGAACACTGATGCTATTATCGCTTACCGCCAGTATTATTTGGGCGAGAAGGTGCGGTTTGCAAAGTGGAAGACTGGCGGCGTACCGGTGTGGTTTGTTGAGAAGAGCCCAACGCTGGGGTTGAACCAATTGGTTCCGTTTTGACGCTATAGTTTTCAGGATATTTTTCAGTCCAATTTACTGGGCTTTGTGCATATCCATGCACCTTTAAGTAATCATCTTCCATATTCATCCCAGCACCGGAAGCTTGTTGATTTGCGCTAGCAGATTGATTAAAGGATACTTGATTTCCAATTTCCTTGTACTTGGCATATCCCGCTCTGGCGACTTTATAGTATTCAGAGTCTTTTGTTTCTGGAACACCACGCCATCTTTGTATGGTTGTAGATAAGTCTTTGTCGGATAGTGGTTTTGTTATATCAATTCCAGCATCTTTCATTTTACCTTTTATTACAGCAAGCGCAGCTTCTTGATAAGGAACATGATATGATCTGTGTGAAAGATCACCAGCCCCGCCGTAATCATACACTTTATCACCTTTTTTGGCTTTGGCAAATTTATCTGCCTGATTTACAAAATTTTGGGCATACTTAGCACCCGATTGATTAAAAAGTTTAGAGTGTCTTTGTAAAGCATCTCTCATTGTACTACCAGTAATTTGAACCGGACCATACGCAGTAGACATTGCTTTAGGATCTTTATGTCTTGCTTTTGTTCGAATTGCCAATTTAGGATCGTATGTAGTAGGGTCTTTTACCTGACCTCTGTGCTCAGCAGACACTAGTCCATAATAAATTGGAGTCAAAGGATCCGTAGGATCTAATTCTTGTGATTTTACTCGTAAATCTTCAGATAAAAATGTTTTAAAACTTTTCATGTTTCCCTTTGACTTAGTGTATTGTTGTTGATATAATATGTAAAAGGACTCAACAATGAACGTAAAACTATTTAGACTAAACTCAGGCGAAGAAATTATGGCTCGTTTTACTGAAAACGATGACACTTTTACTCTCAAGGATCCAGCGGTTCTCATTCCGATGGAGCGCGGCCAAATCGGCATCATGCCTTGGCTTATCTACACCAAGGCTTCAAGCGGTCTTGAGATCAAGAAGTCTTTTATTGCTTTTTCCGTTGAGCCCGTCGATGAGCTCAAGGAACAGTATGACGCAACCTTGAATAAGGGCATCGTTGCTCCTTCGAAGTCGGTGAAGTCGTCGCCGTCGTTGAAGTTGACGATGGATTGATTTGAATATAGAAACGATAATTAAAACCTATGTTCCTGTCGCAAAGCCAATGTCCATGGCAATGCTTCGTCAAAAAAAGCATATTTCTTTGATTATTCATAAAAAAGAAATAGTGTCTATTGGGCAAAACGAGTATAAGACACATCCACAAAGTGTTAAACTGGGATACAAGTACCCTGAAATGCACTCTGAGTTGGATGCGTTCCGTAAAGTTCCTCGCAGCATGAGAGACAAAAAGCTTGTACTGCTGAACTTTAGATTTAATCGTTTTGGTAATTATCGTAACGCCAAGCCTTGTCCCGTATGTTCTCGGTGGTGTAAGGATATTTTTCACGATATCTATTACACCACCGACGATGGAATAATTTGTTTGGAAGATTAATATGGAAACTAGGAATATTATCGATCATTACGCATATTGGAAAGACGATGCGATTAGAGCAGATCTTGATACAAAGCGTTTTAATTATTCAGTTGTTTGTTGTAATATTGGCAATGATTTTAATATTGCAACCGTTATTCGAAATGCTAATGCGTTTTTGGCGAAAGAAGTAGTAATATATGGTCACAAAAAATATGATCGTCGCGGCACTGTGGGGACGCATCATTACACTAATTTTCATCATGTACGTGATATTAATTCTTTATCCAATTTTTTTGTTAATGTCACTAATGAGTATGTGGGTCAAGGACGACGAGTCAAAATCGTTGGAATAGATAATGTCCCGGAATCAACAGATGTAAATAAATATTCTTTTGATCCTGATACACATTATCTCATGGTGTTTGGACAAGAACAAATTGGAATTCCAGATAACGTATTAAACATGTGTGATGATATTGTTTACATTCCCCAGTATGGCTCAGTCAGAAGCATTAATGTGGGATGTGCAAGCAGTATTATTATGAATAATTATTGTTCGCAAATTACAAACAAAACTCTGGGCCTCAGAGTATAAACCCGAGGCTTTCACTCCCCGATGGTGTAACGGTAGCACAGGAGGTTTTGGTCCTTCTAGTCCAAGTTCGAATCTTGGTTGGGGAATTATAAATAATGTTATGCAGATCATAACTCCTTTATTGACTTTACAAAATACACTTCGAATTCATCATTGGCAGACCAAATCCTATGCTGAACACAAAGCATTAGGTAAAGCATACGAAGGACTTGATCCACTTGTTGATCAATTTGTTGAAGTTTATTTTGGCAAATATGGAAATATTAATGCCAAAGAATCTTTTAAATTAACATTAGAAAATTACAAGCCCGGTGCATGTAAAGAAATGATCGATGAATATGTCCAATATTTGGAAAATATGGGAAATTCACTCAAAGATAACGACTCAGAGCTTCTAAATATTAGGGATGAGATGCTTGCTGTATTACAGCAAACCAAGTATCTCCTTCGCCTAACATGAAAATTCCAGAACTAACTTACGAAATCCGTCTGTTGGCTCGCAAAGAAGAAGATCTTTCTAAGAAAGATCTTTTTTATCAGGTAGCTAGCGTATTGGAATATACAGATGACCTTGTGAAGCAGTGCGACTTGGCAGTATCTGAAAGTCTCAAATCGGGCACAGGACCGATTGAGATGAATGGCGAGATAAAATATCCAGTCAACCAAGAAGTCCTCGGGATGATGGACGATTTTCTTTTAGAACTTGTTCAAAAAGGATATCTTCTCCATAATGACCGCTGGGAAGAAATAAGAAAGTTAGACGCAGCGTAAAAGCGCGTTGTAAACTTTTTTAGGGATTGTTTGGTGACTCAATGCCTTAAAATTGCTAGGCATGGTTTTTTGCACAAATTTGCTCTTGTAGGGATCTTTCTTAAACATCCAAAATTTTCGTTTCTCTTCCATAAAATAATGGGTATAGATATAGCAGTTTGCTAGTCGAATGTACTTTTTTTTGTTTATCGGAAGATTGTACTTATCAATTAATTTTACTGCATATTGTTCGCATTCCCGTTCCATCTTGCGAACCCAATAAAATGCTTTTTTAATCTTTTTTGAAGAATATTCTTTTCCGTCAAACCAGTCTGCTACTGTTGTACAATGTTTATCTGCAATTTTGTAAATTTTTGATTTATGAAGCCATTGAAGAAAGTGGCAATATTCGTGCAAGAGGACATCTAAAAAATTTGGGGCTTTGATGGCAACTCGTATACAAATTACATTATCGTCAAAGCACCCCGAGCATCGGCTCCCCTCCACATTAATGGATTTGCCTCTTCCCAGTATCAATTTTCCATTATAAATTTTGAGGTGTTTTCGAACATGGTTTATAAACTGGCTATGTTTTGGGTCCAAGTTCATACCTCCAGTATACATATTTATCTTTAAAAAGTCTAAAAAAGTCAAAAATTATTTTGGCATAAACGCTTGACAAAAGAAACACTTGTGGTACAATATACGCAGAAAGGTTTAAATTTATATGCAAATTACTAAGAATACCCGTCCGTCTAAGATTCAGCGCGTTTTTGATTACATGTCTCAGGGTCGTACCCTGACTCCCGGCCAGGCTCGGTCAATGTTTAAGGTCAGCAATATCCGAGCCACAATGCACGATCTTCGGGAGGCCTTTGGACGCCTCCGTTACCGTATGGATGTCGTCCGGGAGACCCGTAATGGGCAGTCTCGGTACCGTCTGCGCAGCACGCGCCGCTAAACTTTAATGTTTAGCCTTTCAAGCCCCCACCTAAAAATTTAGGTGGGGGTTATTCATTTGAGCTAAATATCACGGATCAAATATGCTTACAAGAAAATGTTGTTGCCCAGAAGGTGCATGTTGTGAAATTTGGCTTACAGACCAATTTGTTACAATTTTTGGAGATCTTATGAACAGTGCCGTTCCTGTATCACAGGGAGATTTGATTTCTTTAAAAATTAATCGACCAACGTCAAGAACACGAAGTCGTGAACGTGGTTGGAGAATTCAACCCAATACAAATGAAATTCCATGCAATTGTTGCTGCACACCCAACTCTTTCAGTGCATGCGAATGCTGCCCACTTACTCGCGATTGTGTGGACTGTCCAAACAATTCAGGCAGTAATACTTGTGGTGAAGGAGCACTATTCGCTGCAGTAAACAGAATAGGTGACTTGGGTTCAACGCCAGAGAGTTGTTGTAATATTTGCGGAACATGTAGTTAAATATAGGTACATATAATGTCTTCTGATTCTTTCATTCCTCGTATTTTTAAACAATTTAATAAAACATTTATTACTCCATTCAAGGGTAGTAGATCACAATTTATTTTTCCAAATAAAGAATTATATGTAGCTGAAAATCCAAATACATATACGACTACAAATAAAATTGAAACCTTAAGTCCAATAAAATCAAATCAAAGATTTAAAGATCAATTAAGTTTAAATCGTGTATGTAGACAGTGTTTGGAAAACAATGGTTATGATATTGACTGTATAAGAAACATTCGACCTGTTGGTCTAGACTGCAATGGAAAAAATGTTAATTTTTGTGAAAACTGCCGAGAAGAATGTATTGAATTTTGTGATCCAAATTTTGGAAACACTGATGGACAATTTAAAAATGTTACAGAAGTTTTAAGTACTCCATTTTATTCTGATAACTTAGGCAATGCGATTGGATCTACATTTCAAAATGTAAATTTTTGGAAAGGGTATATTAACCCACCGCAGGCTGAAACTCTTAATATTTTGTTTAAAGGATTAACTGGATCTACTATAAGTGCAAATGAAATTGAAGATTTAAAACAAGGATTAAATCCATCAATTAAAACAAATTATAGATCGTCTGTTGGCGACCATGTAAATGAATATAGTTACCAAAATACAAGTATTGGTCTTTTGACTACACTGGACGTAGGTCCCGGGCCGAATGGTGGCGGTGGTGGCGGTGGTGGTGGTGGAGGTGGTGGGCCGGGTGGTGGCGGTGGAGGAGCTCCGGATGTACAATGTGAAATGTGTTTGTTTAATGGAGGAGCTCCCGGAGCATTGCCATTATACTTGGTATACAGATATTCACAGTGTTCTTTAGTTTGGTATCCCCCAGAATATATTTTTAATTATAATCCAAGTGTCACGCAAGGACAGGGATGGAAACGAACAGGTTTAGAGGGCAATGAAGCATATAGAGCATGTGATCTGGTGATCAGGGATGTCCGGGATCAGTCTAGCAACGGAGGAAACAATGGTCCAGATCTAGATGCAAGTTGTATAAAAAGCTATTACAATGATCTTT